CTTTCACGGATCTATCCGAACTAAGTCCTGAAGAGTGGGGACTGCCTATGTGCTCAGATACCCTTATCGGTGTTGACCGACACGGTATGGAGGAAGAGCGCATTGGGTTCCAAGTTTGTGTTTGGGCCTACGAGTACTAGGTACAAGAAGGTTATTTAACACGAACTGGACACTTAACAAGCAAGAGAATGCCCGTTGCTATACACGCCATTGGTGAACCTGGTAATAAAACCAGGGTCATCACGAAGCCGTTAGCAGCCCTCGGTGTTTTCTTAAGACCCTTTGCGCGAACTTTCAAGGAGATTTTAGCATTTGATCCTTGTCTTAAGGCCGGACTCGGTGCCGGCTGGCAAGGCTATGATCTATGCCAAGATCTTGCTCAAAGAGAGTTCGCACCCTTGGATGATTCGTTGGTTATGACGGGCGACTACGTTGCAGCCACCGATCACATTGAACATCAGCCAGCTTTAAGGCTAGCACATATTGCATTCGGAGCAATGGGGATTCCATTCGGAAGCGATTCCGGAGCGGAGTATACTATGATCTGTCTAAGTATGTTGTGCTCTCCACGACGGGTTGTCAGCTATGCTGACCGTCTCACTGTCCGTGGGGTGTTGATGGGGGATCCTGGTTCGAAGGTCATCTAGACTTTATTAACCCGGATTCTTTGGCTTGCCGCCAACAACGTCGAAACTATTGTCGACGTCCTTGAAGTAGAGCGGCAAACTCCCTTTCGAAGTGCTGGAGACGATCAAATCGCCTTCACAACGAAAAGGGTGTCGGACGAGCTTGTTAGACTCGGTCCTACGGTTGGGTTAATACCCCATCCAGAGAAATGGCTCTGTGCAAAGTACGGCGGTCTGTTTTGCGAACAGATCATTTGGAACGGCACGGAGAAGTTCAATTGGTCACTGAAGACCTTCAACGGTCATTTTGTCGATACATTGAAAACTCGAATCCTTAGTCCCAATCGGGCTCAAACAAAGAACCTGAAAGACGAGGATGTGAATCCAATATTCGGAAAAGCCAAGGAATTTTCGGGTATGATTAATTTTCTAGGTAAGTTCCCTAAATCAATGCAAAACCAGCCACCTGAGGGTCAGGCAGCGGTGCAATGGTTTGATCACCTAGAGATGGAGGCGAGATGGTGTTTCTACCGCTCTTTTCACAGAAAAGCAGCGAAACGATTCTACGTATTTTGCCTTCCTACTTCACTTGGGGGTTAGAATGTG